TCATGATACGATAATGTCAAAGTACATCTTACCGGATTCTTTGTCATATACAATCTGGTCAACGATTGTACGTATCAGGGTTCCTTTTTCTTCATAACTTACATCCGGATTCTTTAATATATCATTCACAGATTTAATCTCATGAAGCACATCTTCCTTGCTTACTTCTTTTTCTTCCTGCTCTTTTCGGAGCTTTTCCAATTCAGATTCAAGCTGTAGCCGATTACTGATCAGCCGTTCTTTGTTGGCTTTATATTCTTCCAATGAATCAATCCCACTTTCGTATGCATCACGGATCCTGCTTTCTCTGGCAGAGAGTTTAGATAGTTCCTTTTGGAGCTGTTCAATGGCAGCAGTCTCATCTGCAGCAGGCTGGTCCTTACGGACGTATGTAAAATCAGTTCCGGAAAGAATCTGATCGAAATATGCGGTCACAGCTTCTTCGGCTTTCTTTACAGACAGTGCGACAGAAGTTTTGTGGAATCCTTTTGCATATTTCCAGCATTGAAAGTATGGACACTTGTTATTGCCTGTATAGGAGAGCGTAGCTCCACAGACAGAACATTTCAGTAGTCCGGATAACCAGTGCTTGCAGGTAGAAACATTCCGGGCTTTCATCGGCCGCCTGCGGGATGCAATCAATTTCTGCCTCCGGTCAAAACGTTCTTTTGAAATCCGGACTTCATGCGCGCCATCGAACTCTACTCCGTTCCAGGACACGATTCCACAGTAGAAAGGATTCTGCAGAATCCGGTCAACGGTTCTTCGTTCGAAAGGATTTCCACGCTTGGTCTTATATCCCAGATCATTACATTTCCTTGCAATGGCGGTTTCATCCATGTTTTGATTATCGTACAGATCCATGATATAAGATACCATAGCATACTCGGCTTCATTGATTTGGAAAGGCTTTCCGTGTCCTACGGCCTCATAGCCGAGACAGGGAGAAGATTGGTATCCATTCCGGAGAGCTTTTTCTTTCATGCCCCTCAGAACTTCTCCGGAGAGCCGGATAGAGTAGTATTCGTCCATCCATTCAATGATGCGCTCAATCAGTGAACCGAAAGGACCATCCACAAGGGGCTCAGATACGCTTATTACTTCTACATGATCTTTCTTGAGCATACTCTTGTATACGATAGATTCCTCCTGATTACGGGCAAATCTGGAGTATTTCCAGACCAGTATCACATCAATCGGATGTGACGGCTGTTTGGCAATGCCGATCATACGTTGAAACTCAGGACGTTTTTGCACATGCCGGCCGGAAACACTCTCGGAAAAGATAAAATCATTGGAAATAATGATGCCGTTCTTTTTAGCATAATCCAGCAACAGGCGCTTCTGAGCATCAGGAGAAAGCTCCGCCTGATCATCTGTGGAGACTCGTATATATAAAGCTCCAATACGATCACTCATGATATCACCTCGGTTTTATAAAATATGTAAAATTGGGTACAAAAATAACAGCCACACAAATGTTCTGCTTGTGCGCTGCCTCCGAAGATGATACAATATCTTTGCAAAATGAGCATCTCTTCGGAGATCTGAGCCGGTTCAGTGTTGGTAGCACTGAATCGGTTTTTTAATTATCGTCTATGTATTCTTTTTTATAATAATTTTCGCATAGAGCATTTAAAACATCTCTATTCCATAGAAAAATTTGCGTCTTTTCGGCCAGTTCTTTAGCTGATTGCGTGAAATATCTGTTGGTTAGAACAACTCCAACATGGCAGTTATAGTAGGATTTTCCAGCAAAAACTTCTTGGACGGCTTTGTTTCCAACATCTGAAGAATAACGCTTACATTGTATAGCATATTTCACACTTTGCTTTTCGGCTAAAATATCAATACCCTGATCGTTGCTTCCAGGTGTTACATTAACATTATAAAATCCATTTGCTTCCAGAAGCTGCGCACAAAATCGTTCAAAATCATGACCTTCCATGTAGTCATATTTCCCATTATACATTTGAATTCTGTCATCAGTTGGATTAGAGAGTGTGCAAAAGCTTGAGTTTGAATCAGATACTGTATCTGGCTCCGAGAGAAGAGTTGTAAGTTCCACAGTATCTAAAAACTTCTCAAATTGACTCATTGACATGAGTACTTTTCGTGGTTTGCTTCCCTCTTCTGGTCCGACTACCCCGGCATCACAGAGCTGGTCCATAATTTTTGTAGCTCTGTTAAATCCAATCTTAAACATTCGCTGCAGCATACCGACAGAAGCTTTTTCTTTTTCTATTATGAATTTTCCTGCGTCTACAAAATAAAAGTCAACTTCCAATTTAGTTTGAAGTTTTGGAGCAGATTCAATACCAAAATCATTTTGGCTTTGGATTTCAACGTCCTCATTTTCTTTTGCTGAGTATTCGTGTATTGGTTCGGATGAGATATAAGAATTACCTGGAGCTTGGGATTCCTTTATTCGTCGTTCCAAGAAATCAATACTTGCCTGTTTTTCTGCATTAATTTTCTTTAGCTCATCAGAAGGTAATGCACCAGAAAAATTTACATCTCCCTCAAGTTCTGATAAAGATTTCAGGACACTACTGAGTTCATCAAAGGATATAAAAAATTCTTCTCGATCTAGTGTCGTATTTAAAATATCTGCTAAGTGATAAGCTCTTTTTAACAATGAGTTTGCGTAATTCAGTTGAGAATTTGTTGGATGTTCCTCATGCAGATCAATTGGTTGCTTGGTGATTGGAGAAAATGAGGCTTTATGCTTTCCTTTATGTTTGAAAATTATGCACAATAAAATTATTAATAAAATGACTATTAATATAATACATATAGTTTTGCGATTTTCTTCAACTAATTGAGCAATAGCAAATAAGATTGCTAATATAAAAAATGTTCCACAACCACCTGTGCTTTTTGGTTTTGTCACTTTGGTTTCTCCTAGAATATGATTTAAGCTGAAGTAAATTAATCGACAGCAATCATTTTTATTACTGCGAATGGTTCAAAGTATATTATGTAATTGTCAACAGCAATGCATATACCATATTTTGATTTATAACATAAGAGAGCTTCTTTTAGATACTCTTCTGTAGCGTCTAAATATTCAGCCATTTCAAAAATACTTCTACAACCTGCTTCATAAGCTCTAATCAGACCAGTTAATCCAATTTTAAGGTTGTAACCATAGAATCGTGCACGATATTCCTGCTTACGATTCATGATGTCGGTCTGATCCAGAATGTCACCTGAGCTGGTACAGTGATGGCCGATTTCTTCTGCCAGTACACAGGATTTTTCTACCTGAGTTTCTATATTTCTTCGGATCGCTATCCGTCTACCGCTGAGCAAACCGTCATGTTGGACAAGAGGTTTTTCCTTTACCAACAAACCTTTCTGATCAGCGGTAGTTAATAATTGTTCATATGTCAATGAGCATCGCTCCTTTAAAAATCAAATTGCAGATTTTAAGGATGGATAGACATAGCTGTGTTCATACATGTATTCTGGGGCACAGTCAATGTCCTCATCCATCCATGTAACAACACCATCTACTATTTTACAGTCCTTAAAAACTTTTTCGTCAGACAGTGGAGTGAATGCAGGCCCCTTTAAAATGGTTGCATCAAACAAGCGCTGCTCTCCGTTGGAAAAAGTAAGAAGCATCATCATATCATCCAAAGGTTTTGCAGAAAGTATCTGGATGTTTTCAGGCTTTTCACTAGCATATACAATTCCATTCAATGTGAACATAAAATTCCCTCCTTACTGTAACGGTTTGATCTTGTCAAAGTGTTCACCGCGAACTGCTTTGTTCCATGCTGCATAGGCTTCGTCTTCATGCAGAGCCAACCAGCCTATTAACATTTTAAATTGTTTCTGAGGAAGTGATCCGGCGAGTAGCTCACCATCAATTCCGACAGAAGCACGATATTCGCCATAAGTAACATGGACATGTGGCTTATTGTGCTGTACGGTATCGTTGAATAGCATTTTGATAACCATTCCTTCAAATCTACTTAATTCTGGCATAGAAGCATCTCCCTTCAAATTAATGCTTTACAGGTGTATTTATTCCTTCAAAATATGGATTTAAGCCCAAATAGCAATTAGGACAAAAACCACCGTCAGAAGATATCTCGTGGGGGAGTTTTGAATATTTTTTAGTTTTGCCGCTTATAGAAAATACTTTTAAATTGTATTTGCTACAAATAGGGCAATGGTTGTTAGTAGTAACCAATACCAAATCATTTTTTAGCTCTTTATTATGCTTTAAAGCTGTTTTGATATTAGACAAATTAGAAATACGTTTATCGAGAAATTCTGGGTGTCGAGAATATATTTTACGTAATTCTTCTTGAGCTAAAGTAGAATCCCCTGTATATTCGATGTACTTTATTAAGCGCAGATACTCTTTGGATGTTAATAATGGCCGTTGCTCATAATCAGATAATGCGTTTGATTTTCGCAAGCATGCAATAGCACAATCCATTCGTCCTGCTTTTTTATGTTCAGTAGCTTTTCGCTGTAATAGATAATAAATACAATCTTGGGTGTCTTTTCCGGTATGATAATCTTTAGCAGGAACAGGTATCGCATTTATACCATCAAGAGTATCCATATCGTAGCGTTTGGATTTAAAAATATTGAATAATCCCATAAAAGCCTCCTAATCCCATTGAGAATCATCATTCATAATATCGAGATCATGCTGAACGCCTTCCGATGTTTGTTCAACATCTGTACGGGTATGAGCAGCAAGAACGTCTTCTTCCATCTGTTGAGTGGAGAGGAGATTCTGGGAGTATGTGAGTACTCTATCCTGATTATGCTTATTCAATTTCCTATAAGAAAGAATAAGATCTGATTCTTCTTTAGTGTCACAATGGACATTGTATAATTTAATAGTAGTAGCAGGCGCAGAGGATTCATTCCATCCCATTAAATATGCAGGAGAGACATTTAGTGCATCTGCTAATTTGGCGATTTTATCACGACGCATATTTGCAATCATTCCATTTTCCCATTTTCTGACAGTGCTTTTTCCTACACCTACTTTATTTCCTAACTCTTCAAGAGTCATATTGTTTTCTGAACGTAAATTTTTTATGCGAGTCCCCATACTTTCCAAGTTATTTCACCTCCGTTATGGAAATAATATCACAAATGTGTCTTTTACGCAACATATAAATATAAAATAAATGAAAAAGTGTCATAAAATACACAAATAGTATTGACAGAGGTGAAATGAATGTGATATTTTATAAGTGTCCTAAACGACACAAAGAAAGGAGGAAGTGTTAAATGGATAAATATAAATTAGAATATGAAATGAAAAAGAGAAAAATAAGTCAAGAAGAGCTTTGTAAAAAGATACATATTAGCAGATCAGCATTTTATAGAAAATGCAATGGCTTATCAGAATTTACTCAGAGTGAAATTCAGGCTATCATAGATTTCTTGGAACTTGAATCTCCGATGGGAATTTTTTTTACAGAGAAAGTGTCTTAAAAGACACACGAAATGGCATTTAGACCAGAAGGAGGCGAGTTAAGGTGTGGATTTCCAGAAAGAAATTCCAGAACATAGAAAAAAGAATTGCTGACCTCGAAAAGAAAGTTCGAAGTCAGCAAAAAGAAATTACTTCTTTAAATTATCCGTATGAAGACGTAAAGCAAGCTTTTGTAGGACTTTCTCGTCAGAAGTGATTGGTAAAACATCAGTAGAATCGAGTAAATCCAAAATGATTTGAGTAGCTAAATCAGTGGAAAGCGTTACCGCATTTAAAAGCATCTTGACATACACTTGGTCTTTACTCATTTCTGACGTGAGGTTGTTCATTAAGATGTCTTCAAATTGTGGCATTGAATCTTGAACAATACCTTGGACATATAAACTTACGAGTTGCTTAGCTTTATCGGTCATAGCATAAATCTCCTTTCATAATACTCGGGTATGGCAGTACCCTGTAACACAAGAATAGGAGTGAAGTAGTAGAAAGTCAATATTTTTATCAGACCAGAAGGAGGCGAGTTGAAAGTGACATTAAACGAGTTATTAAAGGTAGTTGATGACAACACAAGAATCCAGATACGGCTCAAAATGTTTGGTTCTACTTTTAGCACCAACAGATACAAAAACTATCTGCTGAACGATGAAAAGGAGGCAAAACTTCTTGCATTAGAAGTCGAAACTGTATGGACTACCGAAGATGAAGACATTAGTACATTGGTAGTCAGTCTGAAATAAAGTGAGGTGAAAAGACATGGATTTCTTCAAAAAAATGCTGGTTCCAAAATCGAAGTTCGGAATCAGCATTCGCAGAAACATCTAAAAGAAATGTATTTACCTGATCCTATAAGACGAATTCCCACAGAAGGATATGTGACAATTAAATCCGTTTTATCTGATCACACGGCAGTGTTATTTGCTGTACCTTCCCACGAGTGGAATGAACTTGTAGAGTCAAAGGAGTGGAGGGATTTTCAAGCTCTTCTGGAGAAAACTCAAGAAGCATTTTACCAGCAGAAGCCCCCAACTGCTGAATAGCAATGGGAAATTCAAGATTATAGAGAAACTTACGATCAACAACTTCCTTTCCATGCAAATGAGAATATTCTTCTACACACAAAGGGTATTTTTCTACCGTTAATTCATGATTGTTTAGAAAAACATGCACATCAGTTATTGCAATAGGAAGTTGAGAACGGTTCTCAAAGGTAATATCTAGTAGCATTTGCTTTTGGGCTTTTTTATAAGCAACATTGCTGACTTGGATTTTTAGGTTTTTTCGTTTGGTATAGAGGGCAATAAGAGTACCAAATGAGCCGATGATAGAAAGTAAAAGCGTGATGTTCGCTTTTGTGAAGAATTGACTTATTAAAGAAATGGAAGATTCATTCATAGTGTTCTCCTTAGTCTAAATATTCAGGCATGGCAGCGCCTGTGATTACAGGATAGGAAACAATGAGAAGAAAGTCAATGCTTTGAAGAAACTCGACAAATTTCGACACAGGAACCACAGGCAAGTACATTTCATACCATATCACAGGGAGGTGAGACAGTGGGGAAGATAGAGTTTATTACTAGAATACAGGTTAATGGTGTAAAAGAGGAAGTTTCAGGTGCAAAAGCATCTGAGATTATCCGAGAGCGTGTGGAAAACGCATTGCAGGCAATGAACTATGAGAAGAGAGCTGCCGGATAAGGGCGGCGGGGAGGGACAAGCATGAGAAAGATATGGATCCTACACAATAGAGGGAGGTGAGAATGATGGCGAGAGAACTTAACATTTCCCTGATCATAGGGATTATTGTGGCGATTCTTCCGATATGGCAATGGGATTCCGAAATAGAGCTTCTGATCAGTGTTTTTGTGATCGCGGGAATTGCATTTGGAATAATCCTGTGGACGGAGGATAAGAAGACAAAGAAAAAGAACCCCACAGCGGCAACTGTAAAGGTTCGGTAACTAAAGGGTGCTGTATGAAATAACAACTATATTTAGTATATCATACAGCGCCTGAAAGTCAAGATGCAGGCAGGGACCACCTGCTATATTTTTGACCTTTTTTGAGAGCTACAGAGGTATCAAGTACCTCTTGGGAGCTCGATTAAACGTATTAGAGTTACGACGAGGTGCTTATGAGATACAAGGTACTATGCGGATACATAAGGCAGAGATGGGACTGTGGTGACACAGTAGAGATTGAAGAAAAACACACTGGGAAGTATGGAGCCAGAGGACAGATCAGAGAAAAGAAAAGGAAGGCTACTCCGGAAGAGATAAAAAAACATAATCAGTGGAAACGGGAAAGGAATGTCAGGAGGCTGATCAAGTGGAATTTCCGTGAGAGGGACTACTGGATCACTCTTACATATCCGAAAGATTACAGACCGACGTGGGAAGAAATGAAGGACCATGCCGGAAAACTGGTCAGAAAGATGCGAGAAAAATATAAAAAACAGGGATGGACCTTAAAGTACATATACCGTCTTGCAATCGGATCCAGAGGCGGCCGACACATCCACATCCTGATTAATCGTGAATCCAATGAAAAAACGGCTACAGATCTGATAATCACAGATCTCTGGGAACAACAGTGGGGACACGGACATGTTAATTTCCGCACTACTTACAGCGAGGGTGGATATAAGCAGCTTGCAGAATACCTCACGAAGCCCCTGGAAGAATGGGAACCAGACGAGGTTAAACGATATCATCCATCCAGAAACCTTATCCGCAAGGATCCTGAAGTTGACGAGATTAAAAGAAGAAGTTTGGTTGACCGTGATGGAAAACCAAGGATGCCAAAAGCACCGAAAGGATACTACGTGGATCCGGAAAGCATCGAAGTCGGCATAAATCCGATAACTCATTATGCTTACCGCCATTACACGCTGATCAAGATTAAGAAGAGGGAATAAAACATGTGGAAAGTAGACATCTACCTGGAAACTGACAGCACATTCCAGGGAAAACGAGAAAGAAAATGTGGATACGTCCTCTCTACTATGGCCGGAAACGAGGAAAAGACAAAGGAAAACTTCGGAATCTCGAAGGGAACATACCACCAGTCTGTCCTTATAGCACTTATCGAGGCTCTTTCCAGGATGAATGTTTCCTCAGAAATCTGTGTACATACACAGGATAGCTACGTAGCGAGCAGACTTCTGAAACTGGAAGAGATGGCAGGAGAAGGCTGGCGAGATTCAAAAGGTGAACTGATCAAGAATGCTGCCGAATGGGAGCAGGTCTATCGTCTGATCCATGCTTTTCCGGAAGCACACAAAATGACCGCGAGATCTGAGAAACACAGTTATTCCACGTGGTTACAGGAGATGATGAAGAAGAATGAATGTGGAAGAATTATGGGGCAAGGCCTGGAGTCTGCGACCAGAGCAGAATCCAATGACAATGGAGTTTCTAGGGATGATTGTCCGTAATGGAGTGAGATACAGATATTACAGAGATGAAGGAGGCGAAATACTGTATGACAGCGAACCGGAAGAAGGAAAGCCGGAATGGATGCTCCGCGCTGACAGAGCATCAAGAAAGAGACATGGAATATATTCTTAAAAAATAAAGAAAAAAGGGGAAATACGTATGAGAACAATAGCAATCATTAACTTAAAAGGCGGAGTAGCCAAGACCACATCCAGTATCAACATTGCCTATATCCTTACCGCACGCGGATATCGTGTATTGCTGGTGGATAACGACAAACAGGGAGATTGTTCACGTGGATTAAACCGTCGAACCTCGGATGGAGATGGAATCGACCGGATCATGACAGATCGTCATCCGGACATGGAGCATCTGATCCATAAAACAGACTATGAGGGCCTAGACATCATTACCGCTAATCTTGGCCTTTTAACTGCCAATATGGAAGTGACCATGGATCGTGTACGCCCACAGCAGAACCGACTGAAAAAAGCATTGCAGCAGGTAGCTGATCAGTACGATTTTTGCGTCGTAGATAATGCTCCGGATATCAATATCTCTGTGATAAATGCACTGACAGCCGCGAATGACGTCCTCATTCCTGTAGAAGTAGACGATAACACCCTGGAAGGCATGAACGAGCTCCTGGACCAGATCCAGGAAGTGAAGGAAGAACTGAATCCGGACCTGCAGAACGTCCGCTGCTTTGTGAGCAAGTACCAGAAAGGGAACCAGGCACACATTCAGGGAGCAGAGATCATCAGAGAGCAGTATCCGGCTATGGATACAACAATCCGCTTTTCTGGTGTAGTGGCAAGGAGCACATTCATGCGTATGCCGGTGGCTCTTCACAGTTCCCGATCAGCGGCAGCAGAAGACTATGAAGCACTGGTTACGGAGTACTTGAATATGATCGGAGGTGTACAGGATGGCGAAATTTGATCTCAAAGGAATGCTCTCTGAGCGTTCTGCACAGGAAATAGACCTTCCGGAACAGAAGACGGTCTATCGCAATCCGGAAGACTTGATCCCTTCTAAGGATAATTTTTATTCAACGGAAGACACAGAGAAACTAAAACAGTCGATCAGAGCACTGGGAATCCTTCAGCCACTCCTGATTGAAGAAAGAGACGGAAAAGATTACCTCCTGGCTGGACACCGGAGAAGAAAGTGCTGCCTGGAGCTGATTAAGGAAGGTCTTGAACGATTTAAAAGAATCCCTTGCGTATATAAACCAAAGATTGAATTGAGCGCAGAAACCGAGACAGATGAGATTGTCCGGAAGATGGTGATCATCCAGTCCAACACCTACCGCGAGAAAACTGACTGGGAGAAGATGACGGAATCCCTACAGATGGAAGAACTGGTCAAGGAACTTCGCGAAAAGACAGATCTTGAAGGAAAGACCAGAGAGATTGTATCAGATCTCATTGGAGTATCATCCACTCAGATTGGAAGGTACCACAGTATCAGTTCTAACCTTTCTGGAGAACTTATGGACGCATTTAAAAAGAACAAACTGAATGTATCCACGGCAGCAGAACTTGCCGGTCTGAATGAGAAATATCAGAACGAAGCTTGCAAACTTCTGTTAGAAGTCGGACAGGTCACGTTGAATGCGGCAAAGCTCCTGAAAGCACAACAGGAACAGGAAAGAGATATTCCTGGACAGATGACTATAGATCAGGCACTGCATCCTCATAAGCCGGAAGAGATTAACACTCCTGTTCCGGTGGACATCCAGATTGACCGGTTCTACGAATCTCTCCGGAAGAACATAGAAACTTATGTGAAGAAATCAGATCTGAACATGACTACATACATGCTCAGCGCCTTGTACGGAACAGTACGCGTCCGAAACGGACAACTAAACTACCAAGGCACCAAGGGAGGAATCCTCTTCAATGCCGGCACTGACCAGGAAGAGTCAATAGGCTGGCCAGAATTTTCCAAGAAGCTGATCGAGAAATACGGAAAGAAACAGAAACCGGTCAAGATGGCAGCAGTGGACGAACCGGAAGAACTGACGATACAAGAAGTGATCACAATGTTCCATGATGAGTATCCGGAGGCTTTTGCAAAGATGATGCGGGCAATCAGACCGGCAAAAAATAATCAGGAATCAGCATTTATGGCGCAGAAAGTACTTGCTCCAAACGGATTCCGTGGATTTAGTGGGCCGGGAATGATGAGTTGCGAATTTCGAAGCTTGTCAGCAGGAGCGAAATTTGAATATAAAGGAAGAACGCTGAATACAAGCTATAGATACTTAGCCAGTCAGGCGAGACTTGTGTACGATCCTTTTTCTCCAGAATTTGATGACTCGGAAGAACACTGCCAACTGGCAGCAGAACCACAAGACGAAAAGCAGCAGAGCGATATTGTTGAATCCGACAAAATCGAAGAACATTTTATTGAAGCCAACAAAACGTCTGGACATTCCGGTGACTCCACCGATATGCTTCCGGAAACGTGGCCGGAATTCTTGAAAGACATCCCGGTGCCGACAGATACAGAATTGATATGCTACCTGTATGACCAGGAGAAAGACCTCAAAAAGATGGTAGAAATTGAAAAAGAAGAGGGGTTGCCACACATGATGATTATGCGACAACGGATGGTTGTAGCTGGACTAAGACTTCTTAAAAAAATGATTGAGAATATGGAGAGATGATTGATGAGAAGAACAGAAATGGACAATATTATCGAAAACATGGCGGAGTACATCTGTGATCATATATGCCAGAAACCGAAAGAAATCACAGATGCGGAAAAACTGGAAGACTACTGTGCAGAAGAATGCGATATAGGAAGCCATATCTGTAATATCCTGAATCAGTACAACAAGATCAACGATTTTGAGGATTCTGAACTGTACAAGATAATGACAAAACACCGGAACATTGTCTTCTGCAAAGAATGCCAGTATAGAACATACCACGATACCAGCGGATTTGACTTGTGCCGGATTAGCACAGGACTGAGCGGATTTTTGGGAGAAGGTGACGGCTGCAGCAGAGGACTAAAGGTGTCCGAATCGGACACATAA